ATTTTAGATTATCGGTAATCTATGAGGGGATTTCTTCATTTCAACTTTGTCGCAAAGTAATTCCCCTCTATTTTCTTTATAACGGAAATATTTTTAATAAATATGAAGGAAACTTAATGTAAGATAAAAAATGAAATTTTACGAGCAGAGGTTATGAAATGAGATTGTCCCCGAAAAGGCATGCAATACTGACTATGGTTGCACAGGGTTACACGGATAAAGAAATAGCTTGTCGTTTAAAAGTTTCTACGAGGACTGTTCAAACTCACATTGCGGGAATTATTGCAACTCTGAATGCGAGGAACAGGACAAATGCCGTAGTTATATATTTATATTCAAATCCGAAATGGAAAATTATATGAGGTTAAAATGGTTAAAAGAATTGTATTTCACTGGAGTGCCGGCAGGCATTATCCTACAGAATTTGAGAAAAAGTTTTATCATTTTTTGATTGATGCGGAAGGTAATGTTTATAACGGAAATTTCAAACCTGAAGATAATAATGTGTGTATCTCGGGAAGATATGCCACACATACGGGTGGTGGAAACACCGGCTCTATCGGTATTTGTTACTGTGGAATGTACGGTTACAAGTCCCCGAAATTTTGTGGAGATTTTCCGATAACGTCCGTGCAATTTGAAGCCGGTTTGGCATTTTGTGCAAAATTATGTAAAAAATACAACATAAACGTGTCTGAAAATACTGTATTTACGCATTACGAATTTGGTCAAAAAAATCCTAAGACTTCAAGTTTTGGCAAAATTGATATAACTTATATCCCTTCCTATTCGTGGGTTGGCAAAAATGAGGTCGGCGGTTTTATTCGTTCAAAAGTTCGTTGGTATTTAGCAAAGAAATAAAAGAGGTATTTTATGGAAGTAAATTATTTTGATTTGTCGGGTGGTATAAATCAGGCGACTACAAAATCTGAAATGGGGTTAAATCCTAAAAAGGTTTATTGGTCTGATTCTAAAAATGTGGAAATTTTTGCAAATAAAGGAATTAAAAAACAAAAAGGTAACGCAATAATTTTAAATCTTCCCGAACAAGAAAAAATAATCGGTATGACAGAATTGGAGTCCGATAGCAAATTTAAACTTGTAATTGTTACGGAAAGCGGAAAAATCTATATTTATTCCGAGATTGACGGCAGTTTGAATTTATTATCAAAAACTCTCACTGGAACAAAAGTTATTTTTGCTCAATTTTTGCGTGGCATGCTTGTTGCAACGAACAAAGATTCTCTTTTTTATATCAAAGATAATTCAAATTATGACATTGTCGAATGCGAACTAAAGAACAAATCGGGAGAAGTTTTGTATCCGGATTGTTTAACGATTTACAAGGGTAGAGTTTGGTGCAGCAAGGAGTCAACGATTTATTATTCGGCATTAGGTTCATATACGGATTTTACGACAAAAGATGATGCCGGATATATCAGTGACTTCCATACTGATACTTCTGATATTATAACGATGCACACCTATAAGGATTATCTTGCGATTTATAAAAAAGACCGTGTTTATCTTTTGTTGGGAACTTCTCCTGCTGATTTTTCAGTTGCGTTATTTGCTGATAAAGGAACTTTTGCTTTGCATTCGATAGTTAATGTGGATAATAAGCAATTTTTCTTGAGTAACGGAATTTTTGCTCTTGAACAGGTTGGGGAATTAAATCAAATCAGGTTAGGGTCTGAAATTTCCGAAAATATTAAAGACGAATTTACAAAATTCGATACCGCAAGAATAGGGGAAACACAGGTTGTTCATTATCCCGACAAAAATCAAATATGGTTTTTGTTTCCGTATTTGGATGATGATTATTATCATACGATTTGGGTTTATGATTACGTTAATCACGCTTGGTATAAACGAATCGTTCCTCAAAATTTAACAAAAATTACCCTGTTTCATTCAAAACTTATCAGTGCGGATTCTGTCGGGAATATTTATCAAGAAGATTACGGAACGACTTTCAACGGAAAAGGTATAGATTTTATGTGGAAATCACCGTTTTTCTCGCTGGGAAATGTTTTGAAGCGAAAAACCGTTGAAGATTTTTATTTTTTACTTGATGACAAATTTGATAACAGGTTCAATTTTTCTGTTTATAAAGATTTTGATAGCGAGTATAAAGAATTTTCGGAATTTATTTATTCAAAACAAGTCAAATATTTTCTTTGGGCTGATGAAAATTCGCCTGAAACTCCTGCTTATTGTTGGAATGATGGTGAAAGGGACACTCCAGTATGGGCAATCGGTTCAAATTCTATGGAGCGTGCGGAAATTACCGACAGTAATTATTCCGTTCAAATCAGCGTGGAAGGCGAAGACCTTGCGGATAATTGTGCGATTATCGGTTTGCAATTCAAAGAAATATATTCTGAGGATTAAAATTTCACCACTCAAATATAACAGTCAGTACAAAACACGAAAGGAAAAACAAAATGGCAGAAACAACTCAATCAACAACGTCAAACTCTTCTTATTCAGCATTTATTCCTGAATTATGGAGCCAAAAATTAAACAACATGTTAGAGAAAAACTGTGTAATGCTACAATGCGTGAACAGAAATTGGGAAGGCGAAATCAAAAATCAGGGCGATACGGTAAAAATCATCACTCCTGCAAAGGTTTCGGTATCAACTTTGACGGATGATAATATCTCATATTCTTCACTTGCTCCGACTTCTATGGATTTGAAAATTGACCAAAAGAAATTCTTTGCTTTCAAAATTGATGATGTTTCAGCGGTACAAAGTAACACTGATATTATGGAAGCACATTTAAGTAATGCGAAAAAAGCGATTGAAGAAGTGCAAGATTCATATTTGCTCGGTTTACACACTGATGTTCCGACCGCAAATATTGTGGGGTCTGAAGAAAGTCCGATTACTTTGTCAAAAACCACAATTTATGAAAACTTTGTAAATCTTGCGTTAGCCTTGAAAAACTCAGATGCGGTACATTCCGGTGTAAGACCTTGGGTGGTAATCAATCCTACTATTGAGTCTTATTTGTTGCAAAGTTCTGAATTTATTTCTGCATACAACGTGGCGGATGAAACCTTGCGAGAAGGTTCAATCGGCAGAATTGCAGGTATGGACGTATTGGTTAGTACAAATTTAACCGATGTGGATAGCAAATATTATGTACTTGCAGGTACAAACGAAGCTATTACCTTTGCTTCTCAACTTTCTAAAATCGAAAGTTTGAGAGATAAAGACAGTTTCTCTGATTTGGTCAGAGGTTTGTATTTGTACGGAGCAAAAACCGTTCAGCCGAAAGCTTTGGCTAAAATGGTTGTCGCTGCATAGCTATCGGGAGAGAAAAATGTTTTTTAAGAATATAAAATGTCAGATTAAAGAAATTGCAAAAAATGCGGTATTTTTAGCGGAAAAAGAACTCGGAAACGGCAAAGGTAAAGAGAAAAAAGAACTTGCCATAAAATATGTGGTTAATAATCTTCCGTTTTCGGAGTTTGTAAAACCTTTTGTGGCAATGTTATTTTCAAAGTTTATTGATGATGTCATTGAGGTTTCCGTTACTTATATGCAATCTATGCAAGAGTCAAAGGGAGAAAATTATAATGATAAATCAACAACCTAATAACAATATTTCATCACTTGCCTTGAGTTCACAGAACGCTTTACAAGGTTACAAAGATGTTTTCTACCAACTGGAGCAGGCAATAGGGGCAGATGCCCAAAATGTAAATTTACTTATGCAAAAAGGGATTATAACACAACCGCAAGGACAATATCTGTTATCTCAATTGACCAACAAAGCGCAGCAAATTAACATGTATAAGAATTTACAAAATCAACACCCAAAACAAGTTGCCGCTGCTCCTGTTCAAAGTCTTCAAACTCCTCAACAACCCGAAAATCCTATGGCGATGTTTGACAAAGAACGTCCGGGATTTTTTGAGGAAGAAGGCAGAGGAGATGTCCGAGATTACCTTAAAGGGTGCGAAATGGACAAAGATGAAATTCTGCGAATAGCCTCTTTGGTGGAAGGGTTAGAAAATTCCGCCGTTGAGAAATATTTGAAGAAATCTGCTCACGACAAATCATTGAATGACGAGAACGAACTTGCCAAGAAAAAACTTACGGCTTATGCCCAAAATTCTTCTGCAAACAGCAAGAACAACAGGATTTTTACTCGTGAGGAGATAGGCAAGATGAGTGGTGAAGAATTTGCAAAGAATGAAAAAATAATCATGGATCAGGTTAAGCAAGGATTGATTAAATAATACAAAAC